CGTAAAACTCGGACTCCTCGTAGAGCACCTCGGGCTGGGCTTCATCTTCGTCATAGTGCTCCGAGATGAAGAAGTTCGCCGGCTCGGGGCGCTTCATGACATCCGTCGTTGGCACAGCCGGCGCCTTAGGCTTCCGCGGTCCGCGCTTGATGGGTGTGGGCTTCTCTCCCTTCGGCTCGACCCATTTATCGAATTTCATTCGGGCCTTCTCTAGCCGGCGGTACTCTGAGTTAGCGGCTCTTCGTTCTGCGCGCGTCATTGTGGACGCCGGCTTCGATGAGTCCATCGTGGATGCCGGCTTTGATGAGCCCGGCACCTCATAGCCTGCGCCCAGGCGATCGTCATCCTCCGGCGGCGGCAGTCTGCGGATCGGCGGTGATGTCGGCATGTCCGGCTGCCGGAACATCGCTCGAAGCCAAACCGAGCACAAATGCACAAAATATTCGATGGCGCTCATCTCATAGGTCTCCAGTGGTCATGACATAGGCTTATCGCCAGGGAAGTCGGACTTTGCTTTATCCTGTTCTCTGGCTTTCTTTTTGCGCAGCAGCTGGGCGCGCGCCTCCTCGAACCGCAGGGCCGGGATGTCGACCAGGGAGTCGACCTTGAGCATGGCGCAGAAGCGGGCGAGATCCGCGCCGGCCTCCTCTGCCAGCTTGATCAACTCGGCATGCTGCTCGGGGCTGAGCGTAGGCTGTGGCTCGCGCCTGGGGCCGCCGTCGTCATCCTCGCCCCTCGTGACAATATTCAGCAGCAGGAAAGCGGTATATCGCTTGCCGTAGCTGTTCGTGCTTCCGACCGCCTGCACAGGGTTCTTTGATCCCGTCGCGTCATGCTGCAGGGTGATGGTCGTTTCCTCCCGATGCCCGCTGCGAGCCAGCACGCCGGTCACGGTAATGCGCCCGTCAGCTGCGAGGCCTGTTCTGAACGAGAGGGAAAAAAGATACTTGCGCAAGATGGGCCGCAGCACATCCATGACGTCTTCCCAGCGCGGATAGGCGGTCGACTGCTCGATCACGCCCGTCCTTTCCCCGGTCTTCGGGTCCTTTTTGCGGATGACGAGCCGGCCGTTGCGGTCGACCTCCGGAAGCTCCGCCTGCATCTCCGCCAGCGCGTTATCAAAAGCGATGCGCGCAGCGCGATCCTCCATGTGCTCTTTCAGCGTCACGAGCTTTTCGAATTTCGCGACATTCATACGTGGATCGGCAGCCGCTTTGATGATGGCGTCGTCATACTGCTGGCTGGTAGTGATCGGCACGACCTTGCCGCGGCTTCCGGCCCCATAAGGGTTCGCGATCGTTATAGCTTTCGTTGTCCTCTTAACCATGCCTCACCTCCTATTTGTTCGTAATTGTCAGCCGCCATCATGGCGGCCCTGAGGCTGATCGTTCGGATCGCCCCGCCGCAGATGCCGCCCTGGGGTCCATTCTCGCCAACCCACCACAATGGCATGTTGTCGGCGCCGTCAAATATCGTCAGGAAGCCCCGTCCGCAGAGGTCACAGATGGTGACCTTTTGAGTTAGCGCGTCCGTCGTTTCGCCGATCGTTGGAAGGGTCGCGAGCAGATCCTCGACTTCTGCGCAGATGATGGGCTCTCCAGCTTGCGGAATTTTTTCGCCAGCCATGTATCTGATCCTTTGCTCGTGACAGTTCGTTCTGCGCCGGGCTGTCGTCCAGTAGTCTTGTGAAGGTGATCATCTCTACCCCGGTAGATGAGATAGCGAGGATCATTAGCATCAGGTATGTACCGGCCTGTACGCCGAGATGTGCGTCGTAATACCAGAGCCGGATCATGGTCTAGTTCATAGGGCTGACCGCGGAATAGCCGATCGAGCAGCCACCTTACCTTGCCCAGCTGGGTGCGGTCATCACAGTAAAAATGATACTGTTCGACGAAGATCTCGCGCTCCTCCTCCGAGGTGAACCTAGAAACGTCAAAGGCCTGCCGTTCGAGAACGGCAAGCCTGACTTTGACGGGTATGTAGGGACGTCTCAACGAGTTACCCCCTTCGTCCGGAAGCCGATCTCCGCGCCGCGCAGCTGCCGCACGTGACCGGTGGCCTTGGCGAAGCCGCGCAAGGCTTTCTCAAGCTCTGCGTCCGTGAAGTACGGCAGCAGGGCCGCGATATCCAGCTGGTTACGATCGACCAGCACGGCGTACCCTTCGCGTGCCGACGTCAGGGTGACACCGCCACCGTTGGCGTCGTTGCCGCGCACCCGCACCAACTCGGCCGGCTTGACCAAGGTGGCCAAGTGGGCCTCCTGAGCCTTGACGGCCGCCAGATCGGCCTCGGCCTGGGCCTGGGCCTGCTTGCGGGCAGCTTCCGCCGCTTCAGCAGCGCGCTCCAGCTTGCTCGCTTCGGACCGAGCGCGCGCCAGAGCACGTTCTGCCTCCTGAGCCTCTTCCTGCAGCTTGCGCAGCCGGGCCTGCTCGATCGCAGCAAGACGCTGTGCCTCGCGGCGCTCGGCGTCCAGGCGGGCCTGTTCGGCGATCCGCTTCTGGTCCTGGTAGGCGTCGATCCTGTTCTGCAGGACGTCAGCCGCACCGGGCTTCGCCGCGCGATCGTTCTTGTTGCGCTTCGCCAGCTTGTCCCGGAGATCGAAGAAGAAGGTATCCACGCCCTGCTCCGCCCTCAAATAGGGCTGCTTTTCGGCGACGCGGAAGGCCTCGACGCGCTTGTCGAGATCGCGCAGCTGCTTGATCACGGCGCCAAGCTGCACTGCCGTCTGGTCGCTGTCGACGACCTTGGGCTGTTCGCGGGCGGTGTTGAGGATCGTATCAACGCCGCTGACGGTCTCGGCATAGTCGAGCGCGAGGCGGGTGGTCACGATCTGGGCTTGATCGACGCCGATGTTGTCGCCAATGCCGCGGGTTTCGATGTTGCTCATGTGTGTCAGGCTCCAATAAGAAGGGAAAGGGTGATGATGATGATGGTGAGAATGACGGAGTGTGCTAAGCACACTCCGATATCGGTGAGTAGGTCACGCATTGGCCGGGACGTGGACCCGGTAGAGGTGGGCCTTGGAGACCAACTGCGGGCGGTTACCGCTGCCTTTCTTATTGGGCTTGGCAACGAAAACGCCATTCTTGATCTTGCCGGCGACGCCAAGCCACACATGGGCGAGGTCAGGGGAGCCGGTCTCGCGAACCTGCCAGACCTGACCATCGAAGGTCTCGACGATCTGGGTGGCGAACGAACCGGCGGGAGAGTTGAGAAGGCGGGTGGTCATCTGTGATGCTCCTGTACGAGCCCCAATGGCTCATGGGCTCTACATAGGGCGACTCGACGGCCTTGTCAACGTCCCGTTGACCTAGTAAAAGTTATCCACAATGAAAAAGCGGCGCAGGCGAACAAGGGACGAGATGGCGTATCACCGGCTTCTGATGGCTGGATACACAAAGGTAGCGCTTGCCGATATCATCGGGGTGCGCAAGCAGGCGATCAGCCGCTGGACGACGGTGCCGCTAAAATACGTCCGCACCATCTCAGAAGCCACTGGTATTCCAAAAGCGAACCTGCGACCATCAGACTACGCGTAATTCACGGCCGGAAGTCCGTCCGTCGTGCCCCCCTCGGGCGGACAGCCGACCGCGATAGGGCCCGGCAGCTATGTCCCCCCATGGGCTGCCGGGTCCGCTTATCCCCCCTACACACCTCGGAGGTCCCCATGCTTAAACGTAAGAAGACAAGGAAGATGCCGGCCGGCATTCGGCGCAAGGCGGTAATGAAGCCGGCTAGGAAAGTCGATAAGGCGCCCGAGATCGCCATGCGCAAAAACGTCAAAGTCGATGCCACGTCGAAAAAGCTGTTCCTCGATGAGCACCTCCCGAAAATTGCCCGTCTGAAGGCGCTGCTCGCGACAGCTAACTCGAACCTGCGCAATGCGCTCAAGACGGCGAAGTCGGACGGCTTCCTAAAGAGGGACTTCGATGTCGCGTTTCGCTTACAGACCGAGACCGGAGAGCAGGCCATCAAACTCGAGATCGCGCGTGACTGTACGATCGCAGGCTGGCTCGGCTACAGTCTCGGCAAGCAGCTGGACCTGTTCCTCCAGGATGACCTCCACGACACCGAGATGATGGCCTACGCAGATGGTGAGGAGGCGAGCCGCACAGGCAAGCCGGCTGCGCCGATCTATGCGCCAGGGACCTCGGGCTATGACGCCTACATGAAAGGCTTCCATGATCATCAGGAAGAGCTTCACAAGGGCTTTCAGTCGATCGATGAGATGCCTTCAACGTCAGGCGTATCTATGACCCGATCGCAATTCCGTGCGCAGCAGACCAAGCAGGCGGCGGACGCGGCGGAGGAGCGCTCACAGCTGTTCACCAAGAAGCCACAGCAGCCAGAAAGCGCGGCATGATCGTGGTGGCGATAGATCCCGGGATAGATGGAGCGGCCGCGGCTTTAGATGACAGCTGCGGCCTCTTTCAGGATGTCATTGACCTCCCTACGCGTGCTGTCGGCAAGCGGCGCGAGATCGACGTCAGGTGTCTGTCGTCTTGGATGTACCATCTGATGCCCCGGCGTATTGTGATCGAGGAGGTGCACTCGATGCCGCGGGACGGCCGGGTCGGCTCTTTCAACTTCGGTGTGACGTACGGCATGCTCAGAGCGGTCAGTCTCCTGGCGACTAACCAGCCCCCAGAATTCGTCTCGCCGCAAAAATGGAAAGCTTACTTTCACCTGATCAGCGAGGATAAAGCAGCATCCCGCGGGCTCGCGCTTCGGCTATGGCCGGACCAAGACCATGTACTGACGCGTGTCAAAGACCATAACAGGGCGGAAGCGATGCTTATTGCATGGTGGTCGATCCGGCCGCCGATCGGAAGAAACTGGTAATGGTTCATCAGTCTCTGTTATCGCCAAAGAAGAACAAATTTCATCGCGGTAATGGAGATGATGGAAAACACTATTGGATAACGCCGCCAAAACTTTATGCTGAACTTGATGCGGAATTTCATTTTGACTTCGATCCATGCCCCTATCCTCTACCGAAAGGTTTTGATGGTCTCACCTGCGACTGGGGCCAAAGCAATTATGTCAACCCGCCTTTTGGGTCGATCATTCACCATGGCCGTAAAAAAGGTCCTACCGCCTGGGTCCGGAAGGCAATAGTCGAATGGCATAAAGGCAAGCGAGTTGTTCTGGTCTATCCTGTGGACAAGTGGGTGTTGATGTTAATTAAAAATATCCTCAGCGAGCATGCTCGTATCCGAAACCTGGGGGATGTGAAGTGGCTTGCGATAGAGGACGGTACCGAAGGCAAGGGTACCGGGCGGCATATAGCCTGTTTTATCTTGGAACCGATCGAGAGGAATTGGTGATGGCCGGCAAGTCGATATCTTTGGATGATCTCGGCGCCCAGGGCGGACCATGGTGGGAAACGAGGTGGGAGAATATCACCCAGGAGTCGACATTCACCGAAGACAACAAAAAGTGGCAGCTTCCTCTGCGCGACAAATTCCTCGTGCCCTGGTATCCGAAGATCTGCGAGAGGTTCGAGCTATACTCCTATGACAAGAACAAGAAGGAGCAGCTGGGCGGGATCGATACCGCTTTCTGGACTGTCGACGGCCGGCGTAAGACAGCCGATGAGAAGATCGTGCGCGCGCCGCATGATAAATTCACCTGGGAGCTTCTCGGGTTTCCGCACTACCGCTTCGCCCTGGAAGAGAACGGCTGGATGAAGCACGATGGGGTCGACCTGCTGATCTTTTGCTTCGCCGACCACTGCATCATGCCGCTCGTGAAGGCGCTCGACGTCTACTTTATCGACCTTCCTGGCCTGCAGCGATGGTTCTGGGACGGCAAGCGGCGCCTCGCCTATGAGACGGTCACGCGCGAGAACGGCCGGCTCTGCCGGCTGGTCAACATCGATCACGTATGCAATGCGGTGTGGACGATGCGATATCAGCTTCCAGTGACGACGCGGTATCAGCTGCCGGTGTGACATCTGCCAGATGTCTCATTTTACCCGTATGAAATAATTCGTGATCGACCCAGAACAAAAAGCGAATGCACAAAATGTAGTGTGGCTGGCCATAGCTAAATACCAAGCCTGACTGTGACATTTTTGCTGTGGAAAAATTTCGCTTGAATGACAGTACGACTCGGCGTTGAGTACAAAAAGCGGAAGGCGCCTCGTTGATAGCGGGCGCCTTCCTGGAATTACCGAGGAACCCATGATGCGTTTTGTGTCGTAACCTCACTGCCCGCGGAATTCGTTCTCTTCACCTAACACTCAATTCCGCAAAACGCAACAGGGTTCCCTCGGTACTTTCCGCCCACAGACTAGGCGAAAGCTCGATCTGACGTGGGGCTGAAAGACAGATCAGGGACTCCGAAGGCCTCGGTTTTCCAGTCATCTCCGCTTCTTCAAGCTGCAAAGGCCTCGTTTCGGCGGGGAGCGTATCCGGCTGGCCAATTTCCGGGTGCTTGCTTGAAGGGGTAAGGGGATGACTGGGAGTGGTAGAAAGAAGTCTATCAGTAAGAAAAGGATAATTAATAGTAGTAGTTATGGAGAGAGGAGCATCACACGGTGAACAGGCGACGGAACGAAAATGCAACTACTGAGGAACGTCACCGCAAGTTCCTGCTGCAAAGCCTGAGGGCAGCCGCGGCACAGGTTCGGCTTTGGGAGGCGGAACTGGTCGAGATCGGGACCGCGCTCGGGGAGGGGCTGATCGGAACCGACAGTGCGGTGGACTGGGCTCGGGACTCCGGGTTGATAAAATTTCTTCGGCTCCCGGAGGGGGTCGGACGGGTCGCGGGGAGCACACGGGGCAAAACCGATCAGGCAACTGATGTTCTGCCCCAGATGATGGCGGAGGTCGACCAATGACCAAAATTTGGCCGGCGAACGGGCATCGTGGTGGCGAAAACAACCCTAACCATCGGCTGACATGGCTTGACGTGGTCGAGATCAGGATGATGGCGGCGGGAGGGGTGCCATACGCGCGCATCGCGCGGAAGTTCAACTGCGACAAGACCAACATTGGCTTAATCGTTAACCATAAACGCTGGAGCGAGACATGCGAGCACTAAGGCCTGATCAAACCGAAGCACTGGATAACCTGCGGACTGCCATCGCCAATAACGACCGACACATCGTGATGCAGGCGCCGACAGGGTACGGCAAGACGGTGCTCAGCGCAGCGCTGGTCGATGGCGCGCGTCGGAAAAACAAAAAGGTATTGTTCTGCGTGCCGGCGATAAGCTTGATCGACCAAACTGTCGAGATGTTCGCCAGCCAAGGTGTGACCGATGTCGGTGTGATCCAACAGAACCATCACCAGACCGATGGCTGCATGCCGGTGCAGGTGGCCTCGATCCAGACGCTGCAAAAGCGCGAGATGCCTGCGTGCGATGTGGTGGTGATCGATGAGGTGCATCGTTGGTTCGAGCCCTATGGCAAATGGATGCGCGATCCAGCGCAGTGGCTGCACAAGCCGGTGATCGGCCTGTCGGCAACGCCGTGGCATAAGATCCTGGGCGTGCTGTTCACCAAGCTCATCAAGGCGAGCACGACGCAGGAATTGATCGACAAGGGCCTGTTGAGTGACTTCAAGGTGTACGCCAGTTCGCACCCGGATCTGACCGGCATCAAGATAGTCGCGGGCGACTATCAAGAAGGGCAACTGTCCGAGCGCATGTCGAACGTCAAACTGGTCGCTGATATCATCGAGACGTGGATCGAGCAGGGCCGCGGCAGACCTACACTGTGTTTTGCCGTCGATCGCGCTCACGCCAAGAAACTGCAAGAGCAGTTCACGGCTCGCGGTGTGAGAGCAGCCTATCAGGACGCGTTCACCAAGCCGCACGATCGCGCAGCCATCAAGCGTGGCTTCCACGAGGGCGAGATCGAGGTCGTATGCAACGTCGGCACGCTCACGACCGGGATCGACTGGGATGTGAGATGTATCATCCTGGCGCGGCCGACGCTGTCAGAGATGCTGTTTGTACAGATCATGGGGCGCGGGCTGCGCACAGCCACTGGCAAAGATCATTGCTTGATACTCGATCACACCAGCACACACTCGAAACTCGGGTTCGTGACCGATATCGACCAGAACCATGACCAGTTGTATGCGAAAGAAGACAAGGTCACCACTGTGACCGAGCGCATTCGGCTGCCGAAGGAGTGTCCCGCCTGTGGCTTCCTGAAGGGGCCGGGTGTTGCGAAGTGTCCGATGTGCCAACATGTCGCTGCGGCTCACAGCAAGATCGAGCCGACTCCTGGCGAGCTGAAGGAGCTGGAGCGCAAGCGGAAGGAGCAGGAAGATGTAGGCGATAAGGCTCAGTTCTTCGCCGAGTTAAGAGCCTTCGCGAACGAGCGCGGCTATAACCCGTACTGGGCCGACAACAAGTACCTTGAGAAATTCGGCGTGTGGCCCAATGCCTATAAGTGGGTAGCTCCGGCGGCCGAGATATCGCCCAAGACGCGCAGCTGGATCAAAGGCATGCAGATCAGATGGATCAAAGGGAGAGCAAAAGGAAATTATCCACAGGTTAGGTAAACGCCCTGTTGACCCGCCGGCCGACACATGACATAACCCAAAACACCGGCGAGCCACTGGGGCCCGCCACCTCGGAAAGAGCATCACATGTACATCGTCTACAACAGCCGCACCCACCTCGACATCGCCAAGTTTTTCTGCCTGGAAGATGCCAAGCGTTTCGCTAAGGAGCGCAAGGAGGATACCGGTCAAACCTACTTCATCTACCAGCTGAAGTCGGTCCTCGCCTAACAGGCACACACATCGCGCTTACGCCGGGCTCCTTCGGGATACCCGGCTTAAGCCAGTAGAAGGTGGCATTTTCACCTTCGTTAACCTCAACGCTCAAGGAGAGCATCATATGACTGCCCATCTTCGCTCTGGCTCGATCTACACCTCGACCGCTCGCTTCGATGCTGGCCAACGCTTCCTCGGTGAGGACGAGATCCGCCAGCTGGCCCCGTCCGTGTTCGCGACCGAGGCGCACGACTCGCGCTCCGCCAAGTTTCGGCCGATCGCCACCATCGAGGTGTTGCGTCTGCTCGACAAGGAAGGCTTCGGTGTTGTCGGCGCCGTACAGTCGGTGGCTCGGATCGAGGACCGCAAGGACTACACGAAGCACATGCTGCGCCTGCGCAAGCGGGATGACGTGCAGCGTAGGGTCGGTGACAATGTGTTCGAGGTCCTGCTCAAGAACGCCAATGACGGCACCGCGGCTTACGACCTGCTGTCCGGCCTGTTCCGCATTTCCTGTCTCAACTCGCTGGTATCCATGTCGACCCAGCTGACGACCCAGAAGGTCCGTCATTCTGGCGATGTGGCTCCGAAAGTCATTGAGGGTGTTTTCAGCGTTCTCAATGATGCCGATCGTGCTCTGTCTGCTCCCGACCAGTGGGGTCAGCTGCAGTTGTCTGCTCCCGAGCAGCAGCTGTTCGCGAAAGCGGCGCATGCTATCCGCTTCCCGGTCGACGAGCACAACAATGCCACGACCAACGTCAAGCCGGAGCATCTGCTCAAGGTGCGCCGGACTGAGGATCGCCAGGAGGATCTCTGGACCGTGTTTAACCGGGTGCAGGAGAACGTGATCCGCGGCGGCCTCGACAACACGGGCCTCAACGCAGCCGGCCAGCTGCGTCGTGCGAGCACCAGGGCGGTCAAAGGGATCGATCAGTCGACCGCATTGAACCGAGCGCTGTGGACGCTCGGAGAAGAGATGGCAGCCCTCAAGGCTGCCTAAACGGGGGAGGTCTAACTCGGACGGCCGTGGCCGCGGTGCGTCCGTTTCCCCTCCTCAAGTCCCCGAGGGCCCCATACCGCATGCGCATATAATGTGGTCCATGTCCTCGGGGGCGCTT